GCACTGATCGGGAGTGATCGACTTTTCCGTGCTGAAAGGCACGTCTAAGTCTTTCATCATCCCAATGTACCTTGAGGCTACAGCGGCATCCTGATATATGGAGATATCATCTCCGATAATTCTATAATCCTTAAAGGCACGATCATGTCCAGCCAGCCTTGCGGCTGTTTGAACATGAAGGTGGTGGGTTACAGCAAAGGCAGCCCAAGAGCTTAAAGCTCCTAATGGCTGACCAACGCTGAACCTAACACTTTCGGTGCCGTCCGGAGAAAGGAATTCTCGGTCCGTGATGATCTTCTTCCACAAATCTGCGATTTCGTCCCCAAAACAAGCTTTAATGACAATCTCCTGTAGAAATACAGGATATCTGTCAGTAGCCGTTGTAAGGTCAAAACTCCAAATTGGATTATGAGACTGTGTCCATATCTTTAGCTGTTTTGCAGCGAAAGAGTGGTCATTAGTTCCATCCTCCTCTTTAGACTTGAGCCAAGACATGAGAAACTCGTGTATTGGTTTAAGAGCAGATTGTGAAAATAGATCGAGTATCGCGAAGACTCTGGCCTTTCCACCCGGCTCGTATTTAATACGAAGTCGAGAATGGGTCGGTATCCTCTTCGGATGCTTAACTTCATAATCACATGCACATCGGACATTACTGATCATACTGGCAAGTTGATCGTTGAGCGTAAGCTCAGCGAGCATCTGGATGTTCCTGTCAAGATCACTTCCCGCTATCGATACATAATCGATATGGCAAGTTGTCATAGCAGGACCATTCGGACCATTCTTACCAGATATGAAAAGGGATCCTTTTAGTTTTGAGACCCTCTCTGAGATTTCTGAAGGAGGAAACTCCTCCAGAACAACCTCTTTGAATGTTTCAATCCAAGATGGGTTCGTGTCCCCTGTGTAGGGATTAACGATAGAATCGATACGTGCTTCCCCCTTGACTTCAAGCAGCTTAAACAGCTGTAAGACTGTTAAGGCGGCTCTCTTGTCATCGGGAGATCCGTCTAGAAGTTTTCTAAAGGGTTTTAAGACCCTCGGAAAACCTCCTTTATCGGATCTAATGAAAGACAATGCCTTATATTCTACTCTACTGGCATGGCGTAAAGCCAGACCATAGAGAGATTTAAGGAATTTTGCTCCTTCTAATTTTCCTTTGGATTTAACGATCTTATTGGAATAATCTTGATAATAGCGAACAAGACTACCTGTGTCTACGTTTGTCGACACTTTGATGAATTGCAAGAAATTGTATTTGTCATTTGTCCCCAAACAACCTCGCCAGATTTCTCTGGATGAGGAAGTATTCATTGGTACGCTCCAGTAACTTTACCACAAGTCGGGGTCCAACTTGTGATGGTAACATCATCAGTCACCCTGAGCACGCTCTCGGTTCATCGCTGAACTTGCCGCGTACCCCCTATTGAGGTTTGCATACGGCTAGGGATTCCGTATTATCTCTAAACTTGAGGTTTAGAG